GCCACTTCGCCTTTAGCCTCGAAACCCGCGATTTCTTATACCTACTTGACACACAATCTCGCGCGTGTTTTCCTTTTAATAAGACCCGGTGGGGCGGGGTTGAGAGGGGGTGAACGTCCTCCCGCCCGAAATCCTCTCAACCCCAAACCTCCACGGAAGGAGACGACCAGTGGCAGAAAAGAAAATAACTGATGAATTTAAGGAGCAATTCGTAGAAATGCTTGGGGTTCTCCCTAACGTCACGGCAGTGTGCAGACTTATGGACATCAATACCTCCAATATCTCTAGGGCCAGAGGCAGCGACGAGAAGTTCGACAATGAAATCAAACGGGCTATCGAGGAAGGATACGACATGTTGGAGGAGGAAGCTCGAAGACGTGCCGTGGATGGGGTGGAGAAGCCGGTGTTCTATCGCGGGGAAGAAGTGGGGAGCGTCCGGGAATACTCCGACACCCTGCTCAAGACCCTGCTCAAAGGTTACAGACCCAAGAAGTTCAATCCCGGCATCAAGGTTGAGGGTGGAGACGGGGAGAAAGTAACCATGGTATTCAAGTTGGGTGGTGACTAATGAAGATAGAATATATAGCCGAACCAACATTAGCAAAGTTCCACAACTCTGATGCATTCTACCGGATTGTTCGAGGCCCGGTGAGGTCGGGTAAGTCCACTGGTATGTGCATCGAGATAATGAACAGAGCTAATAAACAGAAACCTGGAGCTGGCGGAATTCGTCGGACCAGATGGGCTATTATTCGAAATACATACCGCGAACTCGAAGATACGACCCTAGCGACCTGGAAGATGTGGTTTAAGGAAGACGTGTTTGGGGCCATAAACCAGAGAACCATGGTCCATACGCTCCAGTTTAACGACGTGTATATGGAAGTTATGTTTAGGGCGCTGGATAGACCCGACGATGTGGCGAAGCTTCTATCCCTCGAACTTACTGGAGCTTGGGGCAATGAGGCTCGCGAGTTTCCGAGAGTAATAGTTGACGTTCTTGGGGATAGGGTCGAGCAATACCCTCCGAAAATGGACGAGGGATGCACCTGGGGTGGGGTAATGTTAGATACCAACCCCCCTGACGAAGACCACTGGATGTACGATGCAGAAGCTAACCCCCCGGAAGGGTGGGAGTTCTTCACACAACCTGGAGCCTTAAAAGAAGTAAACGGAAAATTTCTCCCGAATCCGAAAGCCGAAAATATCCGCAACCTGAATAGGGGCCATGACTACTACGTCAAGAGGATGGCAGGAAAGAAGAAATCTTATATCCGCGTATACTACTGCAACCAATTTGGCTACGTTGAGGAAGGAAAGAGGGTTATTCCAGAATACAACGATGCAACCCACTGTGCCCCATCTCCCCTGGTCCCAGACCCTCGACACCCAGTAGTTATTGGCCTAGATTACGGCCTTACTCCTGCTGCTGCTTTTTTCTCACACCGGCCCAACGGCCAGTGGTGGTTATTCCACGAAATCGCTACCGAAGATATCGGAATAAAAAAATTTGGGGAAATGCTTCTGGTCCCCTACGTCTTAACTACTCTTCTGGACTACGAGTTCGAGATCTTTGAAGATCCATACGGAAATACCGCCAGCCAGACCGACAAAAAGACACCCTCCTATATACTTAATGCCCTAGGACTTGATATCAAAACACCCAATGTAGAATCAGGACCCAACATTCGCAGGGAGGCCCTAGCCGCTCCTCTGTCTCGGATGATAGATGGAGAACCTGGAATGCTTGTAGATCCTAGTTGCAAGGTAATAAGGAAGGGATTATCCTCGAAATATATCTTCAAAAGAGTTCAGGTAGCTGGGGATGAGAAATACCAGGAAAAGCCATATAAAAATTTCTGGTCCCACGTCTGTGAGGCCGCTGAACATGCTATGGTAGGTGCCGGGGAGGGAAAACTGCTAATAAGCAAATCCTCGAAAAAGAAGAAGAGACCGAGAAAGAGGATTATTACCTCTAATGCGTGGATGGGGGGATAACCGTGAATATACTTAAAAACTTGAAAAGGGGGTATAAGATGGGGAAAATATTTTTAACTTTAGTGGCGTTGTTGCTTGTGGCAGGGGTAGGATACTCATTCCCTCCAGAGGCGGATTCGGAGGATATACCAATAACCGTTGGGGGGTGGGGCGTTCAACAGGTGCGGCAGTATTACGTTACTGGATCTGGTGCAGTATCGTCTACCCTATCTATACCACATCAGGGTACTCAGGTCTTTGAGCTGGTGTCAATAGAAATCCACTTATCGGCGGCGGGTACAGCGGGTGATTTTACAATGACCCTGGATTCGGGTCAGGGGTCTGAATATGATACTCTTTTGGTATCTCAGGATATGACTACCGTTACGGATTACGTACGCCAGTTTGGGTCGGAATATATATTCAGAAATGTGGATAGTATAGTACTGGCGTGGGCTAATGGGTCGGCGGTAACCTATGGTATAACCATAAAGTACAAACTTAGATAAGCGGGGGTCAATATGAAAAAATTAATAAGTGTTGTAGCAATGCTTTTTGTATTATCGTTTGTTCCTGGATCCATGTCTTCGGCTCTTACCATAAATGGTATTGATGTTACGGATGGGGTATTTATTAATCCTTCCTTTTCCGGGACCTCAACGTTTTCTGGCAACGTCGGTATCGGGACTACGGAGCCAGCTAAAAAACTAGACATAGTAGGAAATGGTATAAACTTAGAAGATACTACCACTGATTCAACAGGGATTGTATTTAAAAACGGAATTAGTTTTATTCATAACTTCCAACACCCATTAGGAGATACAGCGGTTCCGGCAGGTTACAATACTTTTATCGGAATAAATGCAGGTAACTTCACAATGGGAAGTACGGCAACAGAAACTTATCACGGTAGTAATAACACCGCAATGGGTTATGCTTCTCTCCGCTCCAACACCACAGGCTACGCCAACACTGCTAATGGTTATCGATCTCTCTACGCCAACACCACAGGCTACGCCAACACTGCTAATGGTTATGATTCTCTCCGCTTCAACACCATAGGCCACTGCAACACTGCTAATGGTTATCGATCTCTCTACGCCAACACCACAGGCTACCACAACACTGCTAATGGTTATTATTCTCTCCGCTCCAACACCACAGGCTACGCCAACACTGCTAATGGTTATGATTCTCTCTACGACCTAACCGAAGGTATTCAAAACACAGCTTTTGGCTATAACACAGGTAGAGGAATAACCACAGGAGATTACAACACTATTATAGGGGCTAATGTAACTGGTTTAGACGCTAATTTATCTAATAACATTATTATCGCAGATGGGGAGGGGAATCAGAGGATAAATGTTGATAACATCGGCAACGTCGGCATCGGGACTACGTCACCGGGATATAAGCTCGAAGTTTTGGGCGATATATATGCTTCCGGCGACGTTTCGGCCCTCACATTCACCGACCGGACCCCTTGGTTTTCCGGGGATGCCTTGGCGGCCATAAAAAACATCAAAGGTGTAAACGGCGAGGTCGATCATAGCAGCCTTCCTGAATTCGCCCAGGGGACAATTAAGCAATACCATAAAGAGACCGTTTTAGGGCCACGGGTCCCGGTCGATCCGGCCAACGCCTGGGAGGAATACACCGTTACGGAAACCACGAAAGTGAAAGACGCAAAAGGTGATCCGATCATTGAAAAAATTGAAACCGTTTACAAGGCTGAAGATGGAAAAATTACCTCTAAGGAAAAACCGGTATATCAAACTACTGAAACTCAAATATCTAAAAAACGGTTGAAGGAGGGGATCAAAGTTGATGAAAAAACTGGCGAGCTTTACACTCAAGAATCTACAGTTCAAAAAACGGTAATTGCCGAAACTCCGGGTCGGGATTTGGGCGCTATGATCAGCGTTTTGACTAGAGCCGTGCAGCAGTTGACGGAACGGATTGAGGCATTAGAAGCCCCGTAAAGTAGGAGAGGAGCAGTATATGGGTATACCAGCTTCATACGTAGATTCCAGTAGTTTTACTGTTTCTGGGGATCAGACCTCTGAGTTTGTAACCGGAAGGAAGATTAAGGCAGACTGTGGGGACGATGGGTTCAAGTATAGTACTGTTCAAAGTTCTGTCTACGACGATACTACACTAGTTGTTGTATCAGTTTCTGACCTGACTACAAACTTGTTATCGGTCCAGTATATGGGAAGTGGGGGTAACTGGATACCAGAAGCGTGGAGAGAGGCCAAGTTGGTACTGCCAAGATTGGTCTAGGAGATATATGATGTCCTGTATACCGCCGTGGAAAGAGTGGATAACCCTCGATAAGGAAACTAGGGAGTATTACAGACACCAATTTATGGTAGATACACAGGAAAAACTAGAAAACCTAGAGAACAGGAAGAAGTTCGACCTTGGAGCATCAACAGTAAGTGGAACATTTGGCGGGTTTATGGCAGTTTTGTTTAAGGACCTTTGGTTTAAGTAAGGGGGCATCATGGAACAAATAAGATACAGAGAAGGTTATAAGTACCAATTGGCCAAAGATTACGGGATAACTGTTCCGGTTATTCCAAAAGAGGACGTGGACATTCAGTTTATTAAAATGATTCGTCCTACTCTAGGGGATACGTCATATCTACT